AACGCCTGCCTCGACAAGGTCAAGGAGCTGAATCAATGAGCAAGCTCTACCGAACCGCCGAGGTGCGCCGGAACAGCTCGCCTACGCCAATCCTTGAACTGAACCCGACTTGCGAGTATTGCAACCGGCACAGATCACACGGCAGTCACGCGGCCTGCTCGAAGAAGCGCCAGGCCAAATATCAAGCAGGGAGCCAATCATGATTATTCCATTCTGCGCGATCGCCTACATGGCATGGAACATCTACAAGGGGCCGAAGCAATGAATATTTACCGTCACACCTTCGCGGCCACCTGCCCAAACGATGGCGACATGATCATCTATAGGCTGGAGATTCGCAGCGTCAGCATGATCTGGGTCGAGCACATAAAGGCGGCGACGGCGCTGATCAAGTCCGGCATCCAAGAGCAGATCGCCGATCAGCTGCAGGAATCTCTTGGCGGCCACCTGATCCTCATTGGCACACATCAAGGCATCGAAATTGAGTCGATAAGGCTGCCGGAATGATCCATTACCATGGCACGCCAGTCGGCGGCACTCGCCAGGATGGCGCCCGGTTCCTTGCCGGCCGGCATGCCTTGGTGCCGTTCCCTCGACAAGATGATATGGGCATAGTTGCCGATGTCTGCCAGTCGTTTGTCTTCGACAATGGCGCTTACTCGATCTGGCAGAAAGGCGGGAAACTCGACGTTGATGGTTATACCCGATGGGTTGAGCAATGGCACCGGCATCCCGGCTTCGACTGGGCGCTTATCCCTGACGTGATCGATGGTGATGAGGCGGCGAATGATGCGCTTCTGGCGGATTGGCCCAAGGAGTTGCGCGGCGTCCCGGTATGGCACCTGCACGAATCACTTGAGCGCCTTCAGAAGTTGGCCACTGAATGGCAGATGGTCGCAATCGGAAGTTCCGGTCAATGGTCAAGCCCTGGCACCAACCCGTGGTGGAAGCGGATTGGTGCGGCGATGGATGCAATCTGTGACGATCACGGGAGGCCGATGTGCCGACTCCACGGCCTACGAATGCTTGACCCGGCAATCTTTCAGCTGTTGCCGCTTGCCTCAGCCGACTCCACGAACGCCGCTGTGAACGGCGGTAGCATCAGCCGGTTCGGCATGTACGCCCCGCCCACTGCCGGCCAGCGTGCCAACGTAATCGCCGACCGCATCGAGGCGCACAACAGTTCGCCGATCTGGCTGAGAGAGGCGCAGACCGAAATGGCGTTGTAATCTCGTCAGATACCTATACCCACCGATCGAAGCACACAAAAAAGCCCGCGCAATGCGAGCTACCTTCCGAACTACCGAGGATTTCTAGGTAGTTGAAACTGGCCGTTCTGGCCTAGTTCGCAATCCCCTGATACGCCGCTTCACACGTCATGCCCCTGGCTCTGGCTTGGTCAGCAACTGCTGCCAGATCACCCGCTCGCTGGTCAGCGCGCTTGAGCACGTCGGCAAGCACCATTGCGGCGCGGGTAGCTGCCTGGCTTGCTGCGGCAGTGCAGGAATGGCTGCTGGCTTGACTTGCGGCACGGCTGGCGACTCTATCGACTTCGTTGCGCAAGCTGTCAGCAGTAGCGCGAGCAGCGGCAGCATCAGCAGTCGCTGAATCAATGGCTTTCTGTCCATTTTGGATCACCTTGTTAATGGCTTGCTGACTGGCTTGTTCCTTGGTGCGCTCGGCAACTTCGGCGGCAGCGAGTGCCAGGCTATCGGCGGCATCACGCCCAGACCAGCGCACTTGCCACTCTGAATCCATGGTTGAGCGCCCATGGTCGTAGACGGCGAACAGCACGGCACCAACAAGGCCGACAACAGCCGCAACCTTAAGCACCTGGGACCAGATCACGCCAGCACCTTCTTGGCCCGCTCATAGAAGGCCAGCCGCTCAGCCAGGCCGTTGAACCCGCCATTGATGCGGCGCGTAACACCGACGAAATCACCCGCATCCGCCAGCGCATTCAGGTTCCGCGAATTCCAGAACCACGCCGCCGACTTGCAGGCCCACTCGGCTTGCTCCAGAAGCTCAGGCGTACTCAGCAGACGGTTATCCCCGAATAGGGCCTTGCTGCACGCCAGGTAGTTGTCGCGCCCTGTGATTTGGATCAGGCCGCGCCCGCGGTACTTCTGACCGTCGCCATCGGCCTCGGGCGTATTGCCCAGGCGCTTAGCCAGCGTACCGGTGTCGTACTTGCTCAGGTACTGGTCGCCGCCCAACTCTTTCACATATCGGAACTGGCCGGACTCATGGCCGACTTGGGCGATGAAAGCCGCCATGCGAAGCCGCGTGTTGATCTGGTATTTGTCCATGGCAAGCGTGAGCGCCGAGGCGAACACGCCAGCCTGCTTGCCGGCGTTCGGGAGGATCTGAAGCAGTTGATGCGCGGTGATTGGCATGGTTAAACCGTTTTATCTGTGTTGGATGGTCATAAAAATAACTTCAATAAAATGCTAGAATACCGAAAACATTTAAGGTGTGCACCTCATGATTAAAACATTAAAAAAGATTTTACTGGCGGCAGCAATTCTAACCATAAGCCGGTTTTCATTTGGCGAAACCAGGACAGCACTTATTGAAGCTTACGGTGACTCCACAACTGAGGGGTGGCAAGTAATCAGTGGCGCAAGCGTAATTTCGCCGAATAGCGAAACTAAGGTTCTTGAAAGAATGCTTCAGCAGAAGTACGGCTCAGGGGTTAGTATTGCAAACCACGGTGTTGGCGGAACGCAGGCCTCCCAACTTCTATACGGGGCGGATGGACGACATCCTGTATGGGAGGATCAAATGCGAAATTCTATTGCCAAGATTATCACGATCAATATGAGCCTGAATGACGCATATTTTCAGTCTGTGCCTACCGCTGGAAATTTGGCCGAGTCTCCGCAAGCATATGCAGAAATACTCAAGCAGCTTATCTTTACGGCACGGAAGTACGGGAAGGAGGTTGTTCTATATGAGCCAAACCCGGTGTGCAAAGAGCCGCGCCAGAGCAAGCTTCAATACTATGTTGCGCACATGAATATCGTGGCATCAGCAACCTCGACGCCAATCGTAGCGCACTACTATAGCCTCATGAACATGGAGGGCTGGCAGAGCATGCTATCTGACTGCGTTCATCCTTTTGATACCATGTATCAACTGAAAGCAGAGAGGGAATTCCCTATAATTTCAGGAGTAATTGACAAACTTCCTTGAATTATTTGCGCGCTTGCAGTTTATGCCAAGCGCGCAAATACAGGGTCAAGCATGGATAAAAATCGCATCTACATTAAATTTACCAATATAATCAATCCATCTTTGATCGCTATCTACAACAGTTCCCTGGTGAGGCCAATCGTATTGATTTTGGGTGCTGGAAAATGATGCAATCACCTCTTTCTCTTCCGAATCTGAAAAAGCAACATAAATATCCAATTAAACCTCCATCAAATTGTGTACGACGAGATGCTTACGACAAACGTAAACGTCCCGCCAGATACCGAGCCCCGATAGTACAACGTTTGTTCATTGAGGATCGGGATGTGCGGGAACGATGAAACGGACGTAGCCCCGGCAGTCGGACTTGTAGCGCCCTGTGCAACCCTGCCAACTTCAAAAGGTGTTCCGCAGATAACCGCGTTCGCTCCAGCTCCCGCAGCAGAGGATCCAACCGTGGTGTCACATCGACAGGTCACTGCATTTCGAGGAGCAACTGCTGCAATGGAAAACGACGTAAGAGACGCCTGAGTCGTTGTCGTAGTGAACACAGTGTTGGTCGCGATGCCGATTTCTCGTCCGACCTGTATACCAATTGCAAACTGGCCGCTTGCATTGGTCGGCCAAACGCTGAGCAGCGCAGACGCGGTGTAGCCGGCCGGCATGCTGGCCCCGCCGTATATCTCTGGAGCAGCAGCGGCGGTAGCGTTCACAGCAAGTAGCGCAGAAGTTCCCGCTATAGGGTTATAGATTGCGTAGAGAGCAACAAATCCGCTGATGGGAGCAGTACCGGCATCCATGCCGCCTGCGCCAGTCGCAGCAAGATTTATGGTCTTATTCACTGACGGCAATAGCCATGCGCTCCCTCCAAGCGAGGACTTAACAACAACCTCTTTGGCGGTGAGCGTGGCGCTTGCGCTGGCTACGGCCAGTGACATCTTCACGTTTCGCGCCGAACCTACGATAGCCGATCCGGCAGCCAGTCGAACCGCAAGCTTCAGCGGCGTAATTACCCGCGTGTCATCGGCGCCAGCTGTGACCTCTGCTTGAGTGGCGATTTCGGCAATACCGGAAACAGTCTCGGTCGCCTGGGTTTGAGTTTTACGTCCAGAATAAAGCGCCCAGCTAACGCCAATGGATGCTGGCGTAGTGTTGAAGTTGGCCGTGTTGGTGTTTACCAGGCTGACGTAGGAGTTCAAGCCGTCATCTGCCTGAATCACATCGCCAATGGCATAGCCGCCGCTGGCTGCAACGTATGCGGAAGACCACTTGTATTGGCCGCCTCGACCAGTGAACACGGTGTGCTCGCTGATGGCGTTGAGCACGCCGTTGAAGTCCTGGCCTTTCGGCGGGATGCCGCCTGCCGCCAGAGGGGTCATAGTGACCAGTGGAAATCCTTCGTCCCACGTCGCCTGCTGCGGGTCGTCACCGGGGCCTCGCGTTTCTGGAATCGGGTCGATAGTCCCAGGCGTGGCGTTTTCGCCGAATGGGATCAGAATCAAATCAGGCTGCATTGTAGAAAACTCCTTGGCCGAATGGCTGTAAGCCAGATCCGTAAAACCCGAAAAGTCCGGCCGGATCGGCGCTTATGATGATGCTGATGTCCACGCCGCATGGGCGCGGAAGAATGTCGGTTTCATAAACTAGGTGATGCTGGTAAGGCGAAAGATCGAACTCGAACACGTAGCGCATCTGCATGTGTCCGGTGATCAGGCAGTAGCAAGGCTTGTCGAACATGGCGCGCATCAACGCATTGATGTTCGGCGCGGAGGCGTAGACGATGTTGGCCATCGCCTTCAGCAGGATCAGCTCGCGGTATGCGTCGTTGGTCAGTTCCCACGTATCCGTGCCGCTACCAGGGGCGCTAAACGGGCGCTCGTTGAACGGATAGAAGCCATCCTCAAATCCTAAGTATTCGCCGTCCGGGTTAACAAACGTCACCGTCCGGCCAATGCCGACAATCCGCCCCCAGATGTCCAAGCCATAGCTGTTGGCGTTCGGGATATCCATCACCAGCCGATAAAAGTCATCAGTGAATTTGTCAGGATCAAGAGCTCCCCACAGCGCGGAAATGATGCTCATCAGCCTCGGGCTGTTGGCGTACTGGCTCATAATCGTTTTTTCGATCATATGCCCACCAGTGTGACGTTAGCGGTCGACGTCGTCGGGTACTGATCCACGCCGAAGCGCATGAACTCTTCCCACGCCACGCCGTCCGTGGACAGTTCCAGCTTGACTGGGCGCAGCAGTGCGCTGTCCAGATTCAGCATGTAGTTCGCCCCTACAACCAGCCCGCCGATTCTGGCGCGGTATTCGCCGGACTGGAAATCGGCCACGATCTGCGCCTTGGCTGCTTGTGAGTTGGCGTAGGAGATCGCCGACGGGTCGACGACGGTCAGGCGCAGCGATACAGTGACGTGATCGGGCCGCTCAAGCTTGACGATGTACTCGGGAGGGAGCGCGCCGCCGCTGGCTTCGTCTTTCCAGAGAATCGACGTGTTGCCCACGAATGCGCACCCGGTCCCGCCCTTTATCAAAATTATCTCAGCGAGCTGTTGATCATCGCCGCCCACCACCGACACCAGCAGGCTATTGCGGATCATCGGGTAATCCGTCTCGCCGATGATGATCGATGCGTCAGTGGGGTTATCCGCTACAAATACATCGATGACGCCGGCCAGGTTGTCGACGGCGCCGCGAACCGAAGCGTTCATGTTCTTGCTGTTGGCCGCGACTGACTCATAACGGCGAGTCTCAAAGTTCGAACGGGACTCCTGATTAGAACCTGCTGCGGCGGCGTCCGGGTTTTCGACGCGATCCAAGCCGTCGATGGTTTCCTTGAAGGTGGTGATGGTCAAAGGCGCGGCCTGAATAGGGCCTGAAGTTGTGCACAGAGCAGCCACCAAGCCAGCTCCAACGGTTGACGCGGCGGAAACTTCCCACTCAAAACCAGCCTCATCGACGATAAGATAACCTTGCGGGATGACCGTCCCGCCAATGCCGATAAAGTCCAACATAGCGATGGAGCGGGTGGCGAGCTTTCGCGTCAGGAAGTAGACGGCGCCTAGGGCCTCCTGGAACTGGCCGATGGCATAGCGCGGGTCGAAGTTGTTGCCCAGCGCGATCATGGCGCTGTTCTGATTGTCGATGGCCGCCGTCAGCGACGTGACCAGCTGCCCTTGTGGCGTGCGCGCGTCTTCATTCAGATCCTCGCCGAAAGCGCCGCGCATGATCTCCCACAGGCCGACCGTGATCGCCTCGCGAGTGGGGGCGACCAGGCCAATGTCGGTGATCTCGATGACTGGAATCATAGTTGTATTTGCCCGGTCTGATTGTCTTCGTTGGTGAACAGGATGGCGCCACTGGCCGCGCGCCCGGTCAATTGTAGCTGCGCGCTGGCCGACACCACGCCGGTGACGGACTTCGCCGCGGTCTCCAGATGCATCTTGTACAGCGACAGCGGGAAGCCGAACTGCCCCAGCACATTTTCGAAGTAGGGGATTCCGGCCGCCTGATCGTAATACACGTCACGCGAGAAGGTGCGGCACGCGCTGGCCACATCCTGGGCCTGCTGATAGACCTCACTGGCCACGGCAATGTTACCAGAAGAATCGAGTGCTAAATCCCACGTATCAGGCAGAAGAAATAGAGTTCTCATTCCATTGGCACGCTCGGCGATGTGCCGCCAGTAGGTGTATGTCCGATGTGCGCGTTGTACTGATCACGCATGAGCTGCATCGTGCCAACAGCGTCTTCGACCTCGCCATTAACTTTTAGCCTTGGCGCATCAATCGTCACAGTGTTAGTGGCCTTGATATGGATGCCGCTGTCGAGGAACTGAATCCACTGCGACGGCGCGCCATTCAGCAGGCCGCCCAAATACAGGCCATCCGACACGTCATGCGTGCGCAGGCTTGGCGGCGGACCTTCGGTCTTGTTTTGCTTCAGCTCGCTGATGTCGCGGCGGGCAAACGCGGCCAGGCCAATGTCCCCCTGCTTCGGGTCCATGATGATCGCGTTAGTTCCACCCTGCAGGCGGAAGTAGGGGATGTTTTCCATCGGTACGTTGGGAATGCCCTGGTTGTTGCCGTCCATTTGCTGGATCAGGTCAGTCGCCGACAGAAATCCGACCGGGCCGGTGCCGCCAGGCTGAACTTCGTTCACCTTGACCAGCGTGATCGTGTAGGCGCGACCGATCAGCCGTTCAAGGATGAACTCGGTTTCCAGTGGTCCGCCCGAAGAGTCTTCGGCGCGAAACGGCTTAGCGACTGATTGCGACATTGTTGGGCTCGTTGTGAGTGGCGCGAATGTCCATAAACCAGTTACCGCCTGGCACTTCGGACTCGAGGTTTAGTGTAACCCCGAACACCCTCCAGTCGCCATTGCATGTGGCCATGATCGAGTCAGCAATGCGGATGACGCCACCGAAGCGAATCGCGGGACTGTACAGGCAGCGAACGTCTACACCCTGCATCGTCGGCGCCGGGTAGCCAATAAGACCGCTGCCAGGTCGCAGCGTGGCGATAGGGATGTTTCGCGATCCGCCCTGAGGCGCAATGCTGATTCTCTTCTGCTCGACGTACAGGTCAATCTGGTAGCGCTTGCACAGGGCGCGGATTTTGTTCAGGTTGGTATCCGTCAGGGTCACGTCCTTCATCGTCAGCGAGTCGGGAACCCCATTATTTTCCAGTTCGTACCCCATCGCGTCGGCAATTTCCCCGAGTGCCTGAACCACAGGCGTGACACCCTTGAACGTGATCGGCGTAGCGGCGGTGTACATGTCGAGGATCGACGTAGAGCTGGTGATACGAAACGCCACATCGGGCGCGTTGCTCATGTCCACGTAACCAAAGGTGATATTGCCCTCGTAGACCGTCGTCAGCTCGCCGCCTTGCTCGCCGGCCTCAATCTTGATTGTGTTCTGCATGCTGCGGATGTCGCGCCAGCGGATGCGCATCAGCTTGAGCATAGCGGGCATGTTGAGGCCGTAGATGATGATCTCGGCCGTCGGCACCACTGAGCCATTGCCGAAGTTGATATTGCAGATCGTGCGCAGGCTTTCAGTCACCAGCGGGTTGCCCTGGGCGAAGGTGTCACCGATCAGGGTGATGGTGGTCCGGATGATCTTCTTGTTCATTGCTCCAGGCCCATCAGTAACCAGCGCGAGCCAAGCCCGGTGTACTCCGGGTCATCCGTACCCAGCGTGTCGGCCAGCTGCAAGTCAAACCCGACCGGGGCATAGGCGCGCAGGGCGCGATTGCGCAACACGTATTCCCCATCCTGAAAGATCGAGATGTAAATGTTTTCGAGTCGAGTGTCCACGTCAATTGTGTACGACTTGCCATTCAGCAGGAACGAAACCGACTGATTGGGGATCGGCTGCAGCGGGATATTCAAAAGTGTCATTGCGTCACCGTCCCCGGCGTCCCGTTTACGAATCGGTCGAACATGTCCATCACCTTTTCCCCGACCGTTTGAAGTGCCTGCTGAATGCCGCCCGCATCTTCGACCGCGTCATTCACTCTCAACAGGATTGACTCAGCGACCTGTCTCGGCTGCTGCACGCCAGCATCGGTCGGCGGCGCATCCTCCGGGTTGGCGGTTTCCTTGGTTTCGTAGGTTACCTCGCCTTCGCGAACCTCTTCCAGGTAGATGTTCGCCGCAATCATGCGCGCGCCATCTTGCGGCATTCTCGCATAGTCGTAGCCGGTGATCGCCGCATTGATGTGGACGTACTCGGGCGTGATGACGTGAAACAGCAGGGTGGACTTCGACAGCAGTTCAAGCTGGGCAATGAACAGGCCGCGCAGGGTGGCGTCACCGCCGCCGCGAATCATGGTCACGGTCGCCTGGTAGGGGTTCTGCACCTTGTTGTAACTGGTGAAGGTGCCTTTCTCGACCGGCGCCTGGGACACCTGGCTGTTGTTCTGGTACTTCACCGAGTAGACGGTGTCCGCCAGCATGATCGGGATGCCGAACTGGTTAAAGATGCCCCACTGATTGCCAAAGATCTTTCGGATCAGGGTCGCGCCGCCGAAGCTGATTAGCGCGCCGGTGCCGGAGGAAACGAGGCCTTTAAAGTCCGGTATCGAGGGCAGGCCTGGAATCGTCATAGCGTGCCACCTCCCAATTGATTAATAAGCTGACTGCTGCGCGATACGCCGGCCGCCACACCCGCGGCAGTGGCTTCGGGAAGGCTGGTCGCCGAGGTCTGCACGGTGACAGATCCAACCGATACCTGCACGCCACCACCCGAAGAAGCACTGTTAGAAGACGGGGACACCCCGCCTTGGGTCATGCGCTGAGCGGTGATGGCCGACATCTTGCCCAAAACGTCAGACCCGTAGGCCTCGGTCTTTGAGCCCCAGATGTTTCGGTTGGGCCCAGCGTGGTGATGCTTGAACGCATCTTCCATGGTGTCGCCTGCATCGAGGCGCTGGCGCAATTGCATGGCGGCGGCGTCAATCGCCTGCGCCGGGTCAAGTGGGTTGATGCCGAGCCCTTTCGACGTGCTGTCGAGGTACTGCATTATTCCCTTCGCGGTGCCCCACTTGGTTTCGGGGCCGACAGCATTCGGGTTGAATCTGGATTCTTGGTGCGCCAGGGCAATCAGCGACTCGACGGGCACGCCGTGCTTTTTCGATGCGCTCTCAAAGACCGGCATCAGCTCAGCTGGCGGCATCAGCCCGGATTGGCCTGAGGATTTTGCGCCGCCAGCTTCTACAGGTGATCCAACCCATCCCGCGAGCTTGTTTTTCACCCAGTCGAAGGCGCCGCGTTGCGCGCTGGAGATGGTGCCTTCCTGCTCAGGGTCATGGCCCAGCATGGTGTCGATCGCGCCAACGACATGGCCGGAAGCGGACTGGCCCACATCCAGAAGCGTGCCCGCCATCTGGCCGGGGATTTTCTTTGCCAGGTCGAAGGCGTCACTCCACCGGCCTTCCATTACGGCGCCGATCAGATCGAGCATGGTTTTCATGGCCGGGACCGAGTCGAAAATGTCCTTGCCCAGCTGCTTGAAGGCATTCGCCAGGCCGCGGACGGATACGCCGTTTTCGTCAATGATGCCTTTTTCGTGCAGCCACTTCGAAAAGGCTCTCTGCGCCTCATCAAGCGAGTCATACCCGGTCAGCAGGCGGGCGAAGCCTTTGGCCAGGCTGTCAACGGACACGTTTGTACCCTTGATGTAACTATCGAACTTCTCCCAGTCGAACAGCGATTTGCCGCCCTCGGACCAGGTTTTGTAGTCGTCGTACAGAAGGGCGAAGCCGGCCGCCAGGATGGCTACCACGACAGCCGTACCAAGGATCGGCGCCACCAGCGCCAAAATGGCGATGCCGGCCTTGACCAGCGCCGGGATGAGCAGCACCGTCACCGCAATGGCGATGCCCTCGAAGAAGTTGCGCGCCGTGCGCTCGTTGCGCGCCAGGTAATCCATCCAGCCCGACACCACTTTCGTGATCTTGAGCAGGACGGGAATCAGGGCGTTGGCCAGCATGGTTTTCAGGCCTTCCCACTGCGCCGAC